TTGATTCCTTCCTCGATGTCCTCGCGTCCTAAAACATTAACACTTCTTCCTAATGCCATTAATATTTCTTCAGTAGACTTTCCAGACTTAAAATCTCTGCTGCGTCCATCATGAGGAATATAATCTGTGCCGTAATTGTAACCCTTTGATCTTAATTCATCAATATAACTATCTAAAGTACGATGTGAATCTTCTATGTAATCTATAATCCTAACTTCACCAGAGCCTGATCTTTGCACCATTATAATTGACATAGAATCGTTCCAGCCTAAGTCCCATACTGTATGAACCTTCAATAGTGGATCGTATGGAGCGTTTCCTAATCTTTTTTCAAGATGAAGTTTAGTTATCTCATTAACGTAAATAGCACCTTCAACAGCAGGACGACATTCTCCATCCCAGACTGTCTTGTAACCCTCTGGATCACGTTTTAACCAGTTTATTCTTTCCTTTTCAAGTTCATCAGGAAACCAAGGATTATCTGAATAATTGCATTTTATAACAACAGCTTCTTCATTATCTGTCAATACAAATCTTTTATATGTTTCATCTGTATCTAACTCTGGGTTGAAGGTTATCCATATTTCACTATTAGGTTTTCTAATAGTTGGTATTAAAACGTCCCATGACTTCTTAGTACAAACCTGAGCTTCCTCAACCCAACATATGTCAACACCTTCAAAAGACTTTAGATTAGTAATGCCTTGTTGACGAATACCTGCAAAGCTAAATTCAGATCCATTTATTCCAACTATTTTTGTTTCAAGTACAGTAAACATGTGTTGCAAGCCAAGTATATCGATCTGATCCTTCAGTAACTTGTGTACTGATTCCTGTATAGACTTTTGTGTTTCACGAGCGCACAGAACTCTTATTGGTTCATTAACAGACTTAATGATTAATGCTCTTGCAACACTCCAGCTCTTACCTGAGCCACGTCCACCATAAATAACCTTGTACCTTTTAGGCTTAAAAATATCCTTAAGACTTGGAGGAAACTTTGCTTTAATCGTCGCCAAATGAAACCTCTATTCTGTGGACTATTGGACTTCCATCTTCTCCTGTCATTTCAAGTTTTTGAGTTTCTTTCCAACCTGCCCTAGTTTTTAACCAAAACATAGCAGCAGCAGTATTTCCATTTTTTGCTTGCTCAAACAATCCTTTCCCAATAGTTGCATTTGCATCAATACGACCTTCTGATAATTCTTTTTTATAGTATTTAACTAATGTATCAGAGCTAATTTCTATCTTACTTGCTATGTCTTCATGTGTAATTCCAACAGCAGACAATGTTCTAGCAAGTTTTCTTAATTCATCTGTTGGTTGATGTTCTTTACCCTGAGACATTTATAACTCCGAAAGTTTCACCTGTTGATTCTAAAGTTGCTTGTTTTCCTGTGAAGTCTTGCCAGCGTTTGACAATAACGTCGCAGTATTTTGGGTCAAGTTCCATTAATCGAGCGTGTCTTCCATTTTTCTCGCAAGATATAACAGTTGTTCCTGATCCTCCGAAGCTATCAAGAACAATGTCACTGCCCTTTGTGTTGTTTAACATTTGATACTCAAACAACTCGACAGGTTTCATGGTTGGGTGTTCACCATTTCTATTTGGTCGATTAAACTCTAATATTGTGGTTTGCTTGCGGTCTGTCGCCCATAGGTGTCCCGCTCCTTCTTTCCAACCATACAAGCACGGTTCATGTTGCCAGTGGTAATCTTGACGCCCCATGACCATTGATGATTTTTTCCATATTAAACACTGGCGAATTTTCCACCCAGCGTCTGACGCAGCCCCTCGGAAGTTGTAACCCTCTGAGTCTGCATGCCAAATATAAAATACAGCTCCAGCTTTCATTACAGAGTCAGCCGCAACATAAGCGTCCCGCAAGAATTGACGAAAGTCGTCGTTACCCATTGCGTCGTTCTGAATTGTCATCGCCTCTTTTGTCTTGCCTTCGTATGCGACGTTGTACGGAGGGTCTGTTAGCCACATATCAACCAATACACCTGCCGTGAGCTTGTCCAAATGGTCAATGCTGGTACTATCTCCACACATTACACGATGATTACCACATAACCAAACATCACCCAGTTTAGTGACGGGTTCTTCTGGTATCTCTGGAACGCTGTCCTCATCAGTTAAGCCTGGCGGTATTTCTTCAGGTGTTAAAGCATCAATTTCATCTAATGTAAAACCAGTTAGTTCTAAATCAAATCCAAGCTCATTAAGATCTGCAAACTCAATAGCCAGCAAATCATTATCCCAACCTGAATTTAATGCTAACTTATTATCTGCCAGTATATAAGCTTTACGTTGTGCTTCTGATAAGTGACTTAACTCAATAGTTGGTACTTCTTCCATGCCTAACTTCTTGGCTGCCATCAACCTTCCATGTCCTGCAATGATTCCGTTTTCACCATCAATCAAAACTGGATTAGTAAAACCAAACTCTTTAATGCTTGCAGCTATTTGTATAACCTGCTCATCGCTATGAGTTCGAGCATTATTAACGTAAGGTATTAATTCTGTTACTTTTTTATTGTTAATTATCATAAAATAATTTTAAAAATATTGACTATTCCAATTAATAAACGCCACCTTTGGTGACTCCCCATAAGCAACTCTGTCTGCACTATAGCACTTCCAGTAATTGCCAGCCCATTTAATCTTTGGTTTTATAGCTTTGTTCATCTGCTTTAAACCTTTTTATTTTCTTTCTATTCTTGTTACTTGTTTTTAATGCCATTTTATCAATTACCTTTGATGTTGAATACTCATATCATATAACTGTTTATCTAGTCCACAATCAATACAAGTTTTTTTTCTCCAGCTTACATAAATAGCCCAATGTGTGTGCTTACATATAGCAACTTGTTTTGTCGCACTAAACAAATTGATTGGAGGGAATCTCATACCAACTCATCCTCTCTACGCATATCTTTCCAACGTTCAAGAGAATCAATAGCTTCTTGCACGTCTTGTTCAATATCTTTTGCACCTCTTCCACCAGCGCATAACAGTTTTTTAATTGCATGTTGCAAACAAGGATCACTAACTTCATACAATGTCAGTACACGGTAAATATCAATACCGTCCAAGTAAGATATATCTTTGTAATAATGATTGTATTTATGCTTCATTACAGCCTCATCACAAGGACAAATGCTTTTATCCTGCTCATAGTATTAATTGCTTCTAAAAACGCCTCTAATTGCGCTTCAGTTGGCATTTTATTCATCTTATCTGCCATGTCATAAAAGTATTCAACGTCATCCATCAGTTCTTCTCATAATTAAATATAATCCATACAAAATTGCTATCATCTTTTAAACACCAGCTTAACAATGCCAACTAGCAATATAAAAAAATAAACCACCAGCACAAACGGTAGCAAATACCACGGCATTGCGTAATCTTTCTTCATAACTCCAATCCTTCACGTTCTTGTTGAAATTTACCTTCATGTAAAACCACCTCGTCATTAATCTTAATTGCTTTTGCTTGTACTGTGAAAACTTCTTCAACTGATTTTATAAACTCTAATATTTCTTCCATCCAATGTCTTGTCCGAGATTTCTGTCCACCTGTCCGTGTCCTAAAGGACACTCGGACAGGACGGACACTTTTATTAATCCTGTACAGGCTGTCCAAAACTGTCCAATTTGGACAACTGGACAGTCTATAATATCCAGCTATAATCTCCATCAACACCTATAAACCCTTGTTTTATCAACTCTTTTCTACACTCAGAAAAGTTTTGTCGCCTTGACGCAAGCTCTTTATCCTCAATAAAAAATGGCTTCCATTCGGACAGTGACACAATTATCTGTCCAAAACCTAAAATGGACAATTCTGGACGCTCTTTTCCAATAGTTTCTGCTGCCAAAACTAAACTATCAAGTGCCTTTTGCAATTTCTTTGGCAATGATTTTTCCTTCTTAGCAACACCTTGATACTCTAAATAAACACTGGTGATTTGTTTATCATCATCAGCATCATAAAAAACATCACCTTCTAATTCTACTTCCTTAATAAAAAAACTCATATCAGTACCAAACCCAAAATCTTTCGACTTGGTACAGGAAAAAGTAATTGCTTCACCATTCTTGGTGACACAAAATTCTGCGTCCATAGCAGCTTTAATTGATGATGACCCTCTTGATCTTCCTTTATCACCATGGCCACTATGGTGGACAGTAATAATCGCAGCGTTTAATCGTCTAGCCAACAATTCAATAGACTTAAAATACATTGCCATGTCTTCACTGGAGTTTTCATCGCCAACCATGTTCCTGTGCAACGTATCAATAATAATAATATCAGGTTTAAAGTCTAACTCTGCGACTATTTTTAAAATATCATCAGCTTCTTTACTATCTAATAAATTAATAGAGCGTCTGCTTAATCTAATATTTTTTGGTGCTTCACCATACTTTTGTGATAATGCTTTAAAACGCATGGAAGCACCACGCAAACCTTCACCCATAATAATTAATGATTTCAACTCTTCTTTTATCTTGTGACCATGCCAATCTCTACCGGTAGCAGCACAGAACGCCCAATCCATTGCAAATAAAGACTTACCAGCACCTGACTCCCCAAAAAGAAGATTCATTGAGCCACGTTCAAGTATTCCCTTAATTAGCCAATTAGGCTTCTTAATACTTGCCATCATATCTTCAATGGTGATGAATAAACCTTCCTGCTTTACCTTTCCAAATACAATGTCACGAACTGCATCAATACCTTTTTCAGACATCATGTCGTTAAAGTCACCATCAATGGTTGGTAATACAACATCAACTCCACATTCTTTTGCCTTGTTAATACCAACACCAGAACTATCATTGTCTGCACAAATAACTATTTTCTTACCAATGTATTGGCTTGCTAACATTTGCGTTACAGGCTTAAGATTTCCTGCGTTAAATGCAATACATACCGCTAAATCAGTTGCCTGGTGTAAACTATCCGCAGTTGCAAATCCTTCTGCTATCAATAAAGTTTCAGACTCAGAAGGATCACCAATCCAACAATGACCTCCAGCCATCTTACCGCCAGAGTGAAACCGCTTTGCACCATCACTAAATATTGACTGTACCGACTGCAAATTACCATCTACACCATAAACAGGAATAATAAGTTTACCGCCAAAAACACGAGCCATATTTGGACGTATTCCTTTATTAGTAAGGTAGTCATGGCTTACAACTGGAACGGCATTGTCAAATAATACTTGAGCTTCTTTAGCTGCTACAGAATAAGCAAGATCACGTTCAGCTATTGCCTTTCGTTTAGCTTCCTCAAACTGTTGACGCATTGCTTCCTGTTCGTGAATATCTGGAACATAATCTCTTTTTTCATGCCATTGGTGTTGCTCTCCACTGCGCCAACAACCAAATACAGCACCCTTGCCATCATCAAAAACATGAACCCAACCTGATCTATCATTTCTTTTGCCGTTGGTTGAAAATCTTGTAACTTTACCAACTGCTATATTAGATGGAGGTTCATAACCAACTGCTCTAATTGCATCACATAACTCAGGCAACATTGAAATAGTCACTCAATTTTTTAACTAGATCATAAGGAATGATCTTCAATTTATTATTAGCAAACTTCCACAATACATTGTATTTAATGCCAGTATTCTTTGATAGATAAGTTAAGTTTAAAGGTTGCAATTTATTAATTATTTCTTCTGGTGTGAACATTATTTTTTCCCTTTGTTAAAAATTATTTTGTTTTAGGTATTGCAATTCTAATTTATATCGGTAAAATGTGCAACGGAATTAGAGAAAAAGATTTTTAACCGTAAGGAGAAACACCATGAGCATCTTAAGCTCAATAGCAAAACCAGATGATCGTTCGATTATCTGCACCATAACAGGTGATGCAGGACTTGGAAAAACAAGTTTAGCTGCCACCTTTCCAAAACCTATATTTATCAGAGCTGAAGATGGTTTGCAAGCCATACCAACAGCAACAAGACCTGATGCTTTTCCATTATTATCAAATGTAGATATGTTGTGGGAACAAC